CTCGTTGGCTGGAGGCGAAATCTCCTACGCGTCTAGCTGGGAGGACCAGTTCGACGGCAGGAGGGAAAGACCCCGGCTGTGCACACAGCAGTTTGCAGGAAGATTTGAGGTAACTGTACATCCTCACATGTGGTTATTACTGGATTTTTTGTTTGGTTTTTACCACATGTAATTCTGCTACTCGCGTGCATGGCTCTCTTTAAATGGTTGGCAACTACAATAGTGGTGCGAGCTTGCTGGCGTAGCCCAACGCTTGGCCAATCCTGGGAATGGCCCACTTGGCTGCGCCTATGCCGCCGAGTATCTCGCCCCCGTGATTCCACGCCCACTTCCCTGCCTCGCCGATTGCATGTTCCACGTCGTGGAGCACAGAACCCTTCCGCTCTTCGTGGTCACGATGAGGGTTGAGCTTGTCTCCCACGGACGGTGGGGTGATCGCGAGATTGGCCAACATGCTGCCCTGTACGTAGTGAGCGAGGAACTGTGTACGAATCGACAACTCGTACTGGTTCACGGTCGCAAACGACTCAAAGAGCAGGATGATGGGGGTGTAGGTTGGATTGTGGAGTCCGAGGGTGAAGGCGCCAACTGCCCCGCCTACAGGCGGAGACGGCTCTGGGTACCACGGCAAATCGCTGATCGGGACCTTAGGGTTAAAGTCCTGGAAAAGCGTGGCACGCGATTGGTCGACCACAGTGCAGTTGATCTGCTTGTTTTCGACCAAGTCCGCCCCTGCATATGACCGAGTCCGAGCGTGATTACGCACATGCTCGGCAAGGTCCAGCAAGTCCTGTGAGGTTCCAACGTTGAGGACATCCGGTGCGATGATCCCTGTGGTCACGCGCAGAGACCGTACAACACCGCCTTGGTTAAGGACTTGCGTGATGTTGCGAATCTGGAGCGAGCATCGGGTGGCCATCGCGGATTCCGGTCCGCCGGCAGGAGCAAGCTGAGGTGAGGCAAACGGAGTGGCGACCACTGGTACGGTTGCAGATGCCCCGCACTGGTAGAGAACGGCCTGAGTGTCGGTCACAGCAGGGAACACGATGATCATCGAGACTCCGAGGTCTGCTGCGCCGGCGCCTGAAGGCGACTTTGTCTCCACGTTCGCACGGGTGTTGGCCTGGATTGGAGTCGCAGGGCCAACGCTGAATGCCGTGACCGCATCCTGGGGACTATGTGTGAAGGCGTCGTAGTAGCCGAAGCCACGTGGCGCAACCACATTGGACGATGCCGGTGTTTGGTCCCAATGGTATACTGAAGAGTCAGGCATGACTCCCCGTGGTCCTGCAGCTCCGCGAGGCATATATTGTAATGCCTGTGGATGGCGTCCTTGCTGCATTCGAGCCCGCCCACGCGCAGTCTGTTTGGAGTCGCGGTCCTGTCCAGGAACGCGTCCGCGATTCTGCATTGCGAAAGCGGCTCGCATTGCGGCCTTTGCTACTGGTGCAGCATCGGTCAAAGCTCGTTGTTGCTTAGCGGTGAGAACCATGGTTGCAAGATCAAAAGACCTCTAACGATACAAGCAATGGTGGTAGCTATCCTGCTGTGCACACAAATTACGAATTACCAGTTCCTCAGGCGGTTGCCTGACTACCATCTCTTCGGCCCTGGTGAAGAGTTAGCCGCTTTGTCGGGCGAATTTGTTGATGTGCCCCGACGTGTCGGCTTCCAGCGCAATCTCTCATTTGAGGATGTTGCCGGAGGAAGGGGATCATGTCCGGCTTGAGACTTGTTCCCCTTCCTGTCGCGCTTATCGGTCTGTTTAGCGCCATATGTCTTACTACCCCTGCCTACAATAGAGCATTGTGAATGTCGGGATCCGCCCGCTGCCGCCTGCTCAGTAAGTCGAGCTTGGGGCGACAGTACAGTTGGCGTCTTGGGGAATGGGTGCGGCTCAAGATTTACACCCACCTGGCTTGGAGGACCATCGTTACCCCGTCGTTCTGTCACATTCACGCCCTGACCTCGGCAGTTCGTCCGTGCCAACCCCTGCTCTACTCCCCCGGGCTTGCCCATTTTCCCGGGATTGCGGCTCGTAACACTAGGAGCTGCTTGAAGCAATGAAGAAAGACTGAGTGTCTGCGGCACCACTGCCGCTACAGCCGCGAGCGCTCGAGCACTGGTCGTGTCCGATCGTCGCAGACGAGGGGGAGGCAATAAAGGCATCCCGAGGCCCCCCTCCAAGTCGACTGTCTCTCCATTCTCCGCCACAACTCCTGAGCAAGGCCACCCCTGCATATTAGAGTGGTTTGACTTCGGCCCACCTGCGGTTTTAACACTCTCGGTGTTGCCGGTGCGGTTCTCCTCCGCCCCGGCCCCTCTAGGCACCCCAACATCCTCGCTGTCCGATTCTCCGACCTCCAATAGGAACTCGTTGTCTGATGTATCCGAGACCCACCCCCTATCGTCAGACACGTAGACGAACGGAAGGCCAGCGATGACCTTCTTCTCGCCCACTTGCCCAATTCCAGGGCTCTGTGATGGCTCACATGGTGCGTCTCCATCGGAGATATCGAACCGCTCAGGTTCGCTAGTTGGATCCACGCGTGTGTCCTCCGCGCTTCCGGTGCTGGACAGGCTAGCCACGTCAGCAAGCTCACCAGGGTTCTGCGATAACAGTGCTGCACCCAACACTCCCAGAGGTGTCGGCTGCACATCAATGCAACATTGCGGCTTCTCACGCTTCTCACGTGCGATTGCCACATCGATACACGATTTCCGCAGACCCAATGCCTTCGCTACATTAGAAGAAATGGCAAAATCTTCAAAGAACGTGGTGGGATGGAGAACATGCTTGTCCTCGATCTCAGCCATGCTCAAAATTTCATCTGCCGCATGCCACTCCTCCTGCATTTGCTCGATTTGGTGCGACTTGAGCTTCTTGATGGACTTGAAATGTGCGACCTTAACCATAGCCCACGTACTGGTTTTGGCCGTAGCAAGGACCTCGTTGATGTGATCAAGGCATTCGCGTAACGATCGATCATTGTCTTGTCTGCCCAAGCGTTTCATGTCGTCGTCGTACGCAGTGCCTGCGTCCTGATCCTTTAGCTTGCCATACGCATACACGAATACCGCACGCGCAAAATGGCGAACCACCATCGTCGACTGAAGTGAGATGATGCGTTGCCAAACATCGGTGCATATCATGGCGAGCTCCTTTTGTGTCAACGCGGTCTGTGTTGCGTCATCATGGAGATTGGAACGTGGTATCTTGAAGGCGATGAGACGCCCCATATTGCGTTCAAGCTTCCCAACGTGCACGTATCCCAGCTTCTTGCCGCACCAGATGTGAAATCGAGAAAGTACCTCCGCATCGGTCTTCTCGTCTGGCGCTGAACAAGGGTCCAGGAGCTTGTACATGTCGGCAAACCTGTCAATACGTTCCTCCAGGTTTCTATACCTTCCGGGGATGATTCCCTGCAAATTATCGTCACCATCGCCCTGCGTGGTGCGGCGCGTGCCGTCGAGCGTTGCGTTGATCGCTTTGATTCCTTCCTCTTCGCCTAAGCACCGAATATCTTCAGCGCTCTCCAGTATGAGGACCAACCAACGGTTCATCAGCGACGTCATGCGCTCACCCGAGAACAAGATAGCATCCTTTGGGTCCATCATCAGCGTGACGTACTTAAGTTGCCATTTGACCGTCTTCTTGCGCTCTTCAGCATCAAGAACATGGTCGTAGTTCCTCAGGATCATATTCAGATGCTCTCGGATAGGTTTCAGAACCGTGTCGGCAATGCGTCGCAGCCGGTAGCGGTCGTAAATTGTCCAAGAGCTATCCATTGCAGAGTAGTCATCTGACTCAGGGATGAGACCCTTCTTGATCATGTCTTCGAGGAGCGCGCCAATTGCGGTGTCGCACTCATCCAACGTCATCTTCTTGGTGATCAAGTGTGGGTAGCATTCCTTCATCAAATTCTCGAGCGGTCCCACGGACATTGCATCTTCCATGTTTGACACGGGTCCGGGGTTGCCAATCAGCCGAGCATGCTTCAAGAGTGGCAACATCAGTTCTCCAGGTTTGTTGAAGCCCTTCAAAACTCGTTGTTTCCATCGTCCGATGAAGCCATCTGCTTGTCGTGCTTGCTCTGCCTTCTCTGGCATTTCCTCCTTCATCGTCTCGGACCATTTCTCGGGAGGTTTGAAATGGCTAATCTTAGCCACATTCTCACGCGCCTTGCGCTCCATGTGTGCCGCGATGGTGTCAGCCGCCAAGTACATACGTGCCTCTGTTTCAGCACTCGGCTTCGCGAGGATTTCGCCAGTCCTTGGATGTTTGAGCTTCCGCAAGTGCCGGTGAGCACCGCTTATCTCGTTCTCCTTGTTTGGCTGTAAGGCTCGGATGATCTCGATCACCTCGGGAGCTAGTATGACACCAGAAAAGTCAATCAGTTTTTCTTCTCCTGGTACCTCCACCTTCACTCCCTTCTGCCTCTCCTCGAACAACTGCCACACGGTCTTCTCCTTGATGACCACGGAGTCTCGCAACTCGTTGGGCGGAGCCTGAGATGTACGGCTGCGTAGTAGCTTGTACATCATGGGTTTCAGGTCATCCTTCTCCGCAGCCTCAGCTGCAGCCGTATCCACCTTTGCTGCTCCGTCCTCGTCCACCTCGAAATTCTCGTCTTCCTCCTCGTGCAGTGCTGCGATGTTCATAGCCAACGCCGCAGTCACAAACTTGCAGATATATACATACTTGACTTTCTTTATTGAAGGCATCTTCTTTGCAGTGTCGCAACCCTCGTTCCCGACTCTTGTTTGCACCGGAGCCGATGCAACAGTATCCATGGACGTCTTTTCCTGTTCGGCGTTCCAGATCTCCCTTACCGCTTGCTCGACCGCTTGCGCACCGATCCGAACAATGAGGTAGGATTGTTTCCAGCCAAAAAAGTTGTTGAACAGCACACCAATGCACGACAATCCGAATAGCAATGGCATCGCATGGTGATGCTCAGCCAAAGCCTCGAAGTGAAGTGTGCAAAGTTGGTACACGACCTTGGGAAGGCAATAGCCAGCCCACATCTGATACATCACCCACGGTAGGGTGCAGACGATCATGAACCAATTGTGTACCCAGGTTCGCCGTAGGAATCGATACAGCCACCAGTGCTGCGTCCGTCCATGCAGGATGTCGAGGTCATCATCATCCACCGCGACGCGGATGAGAGAACTGCTTACGGTGTTCTTCCCCTTCGGGACTTCAAATCCATGTTCAATAACACCGAAATCGCATAAAGAAGTCAAAATTACGGGCCAGTCACGCCAAGCCTTCTTCACAGCCTCCCTTCGATTCTTCAACTTGAGTTGGCTGTTACAGTAAAGCTCGGGTTTCCAGAAACTGGTATTGCGCAAATCTCGCTTTGTGTTCCCCCCCGCGGGACTTCGTCCACGCATAGCCATTATGGGTTGTCTATCTGACAGGGAACAGCGAGAGTGCAGCAAGTATAGGATGCAAATGAGCACGTGAGTGCTCTCCGTATACGCAAGCTCGGGCGGGTGCCTGAGC